TGTCGACATTGCGTCCGGCGATGCTGGCGAGACAGTGGCAACCGCGCTTCAGGCTGCAATCGCAGCCGAACCCGATCTGCCGGTGACCGCAAGCGTGGTCGGCGCAGTGGTCACGCTGACTGCGCGCCACAAAGGCACGCTCGGCAATACGATCAAACTTTCGACCGGTTTTGCCGCTGCCGGCGGGCTGACCGCAACGATCGCAGCGATGTCGGGCGGCACCGGGGACCCGGATATCGATCCGGTACTGACCGCGCTGTTCTCGGCCGGCCACAACATTCTGTGTTCGGCGCTCAATGACAGCGCCAACCTGGTCAAGTTGCGCACCCATCTCGACGGGGTGAGCCATGCGCTCGAGCAACGCGGCGCACGCGGCGTCTATGCGCTAACCAGCACGCTGGCGGCGGCCACTACTCTGGCAAGCGGCAACAATGCTGGCCGCATCATGGGCGGACTGGCGCCAGCTACGAAAAGCCTCTCTTGGGAAGTCGCAGCGGCACTGGCATCCGAAGCAGCCGGCGAAGAAGATCCGGCGAGGCCGCTCAACCAGTTGCCGTTGACCGGTATCGGACCGATCCCAATGGCCAACCGTCTGAGCCGTACCGAGCAGGAAAACGCGCTGCGAAACGGGGTAACACCGTTGGATAACGGTCCTGATGGTGTGGTGCAGATCGTGCGTGCGATCACGACCTACACCAAGGATCCGCAGGGTATCGAGGATATCTCGTTGCTCGACTGGACCACCATCGGCACGCTCGACTATGTGCGCAAGGCCTTCCGCGAACGCATCAGCCTGCGCTTCCCGCGCGAGAAATTGTCCAGCCGCACCGCACCCAAGGTACGCGGTGAACTGCTCGACGTGCTCGCCAAGCTCGAGGATCTGGAAATCGTCGAGAACGTGGATGACAACAAGGATGGCGTGATCGTCGAGCGCGACAGCCAGGACCCGAACCGGCTCAATGCCAAGATTCCTGTCGATGTCGTGAATGGCCTGCATGTGTTCGCCGGCCGCATTGATCTGTTGCTGTAACCAGGAGAAACAACATGGCACTGGAAGAATACGCCGGCAGCATTGTGCTGGAAGTCGATGGTCAGGAGGTCGAAGTGGTCGATCTGTCCGTGACTACCAAGACCGGGCGCAAACTGGTCAAAACCATGAACCGCACCGGCAAGGCGACCGGCTTCTCCAAGGGCATCGAGGAACACGACATCTCGATCACGGCGGTGATCCCGCTGACTGGCGATCTGGACTGGGGCAACCTCACAGGCGCCAAACTGACGATCTATCCGCTCGATCCATCTGGCCAGCGCACCACATACCGCGATTGTTTCACCACCGAAACCGGCGAAAAGTACAGCGTGGACAATGAAGCCCGCCGTGATATCAAACTGCAGGCGCTCTCGAAGGTGGAAGAATGAAACAACTGATCTATGGCATCGACCATGCTGGCAAGCAGCATGTCGACTTCGAGCTGCGCGTGCCGACCATCGGCGACAACATCGACGCGATCACCGCCGCCGGCGCGGCCAACGAGCTGGCGATCAACGTGGCCCTGCTGGCGTGCTGTCTGGTCAAGCTCGGCGAGATCCCGCGGGAAGTCGTGACGTATGAGTTTCTGCGGGCCAACCTGGTCGACGATGACTATGACGTGTTGTGGGGCGCGCTGACTGAGGTTAAAAAAAAGCGGCGCGAGCGGAAGAGCGACTCCAGCCCATCCGCTTCCTCATCCTGAAACTGATGGCGCACGGCTTCAGCCGCGCCGATGCGCTGGCGATGAGCGAAGCCGAGATGGAAACCACGCTCCGGCTGCTCACCCCGCCAGCCAGCTCTCCAACCGATTCGGGTGGCCACCAGGCCACCCGGATCAAATCCCTCAGAAAACCCAAGTCGGCGGTGAACCATGCAAACTCCTGAAGTAGCCCTGCTTCTGCGCCTGAAGGACATGCTGTCCGGCCCGCTGCGGCGGGTGACGCGGGATTGGCAGCGCCAGTCCGAGAGCGCAGCCGAGGCCGCCACCCGCGCAACGGCCCGTAGTGCAGCCGAACAGCAGCGCGCCTTTACCCGTCTGGCCTCCGCCCGCCAGAGCCTGGGCATCCGTTCCGAACAGACCATTCAGCGCGAGATTCGCCAGACCGAGGCCGCCTACAACCGGCTGGCCCGTTCCGGCTCGCTGAGCGCCAACGAGCAGGGGCGTGCGTTCCGCAGTATGACCGAGCGCGTGCGCGAACTACGCCGCGAGATGGGTATTGTCGAACGCAGTCAGCGCAGCATGGCCGACCGGGCCAGAAGCATGGCGCGCGGCGGATTGGGATTGGCGGCCGGGGCTTGGGCTGCCGGGCAAGTGCTCAAGTCGCCGATCGAGCGCACGATGAGCTATGACCGTCGCCTGGCGATGATGACCAACACCGCCTATGCCGACCGCAATGTGGCCGGACGTCGCGCCGGTATGGCCACGCTGAATGATGCAGTGGTCAATGCCGTACGCACAGGCGGGGGAACGCGCGAAGGGGCCGCCGAGACATTGGACTTCCTGCTGTCCTCTGGTTCGATGTCGAGCCAGTCGGCTATCAATTTATTGCCTACCTTGCAGAAATATGCCACAGCAACGGGCGCTGATCCGAAAGAGCTGGGCAGTATCGCGGTGCGCGGCATGCAGAGTTTCGGGATTGCCGAAAAGGATGTCCCCATGGCGCTCGACATGGCGATCAAGTCCGGTCAGGAAGGCGGCTTTGAACTCAAGGATATGGCTAAGTGGCTTCCACAGCAGATGGCTGCCGCACGTATGTCTGGCATGAATGGTATGTCAGGATTAGCCAAGTTGCTGGCGGTTAATCAATCGTCAGTGATTACGGCAGGAACCAAGGATGAAGCTGGGAATAACCTGGTTAATTTGCTGGCCAAAATTAACAGCAAGGATACCGCCAATGATGCCAAGAAATTGGGCATTAATTTGTCCGGAACTCTGGCCCGTGCCCGTGGAAACGGGATAGATAGCCTGGATGCCTTTGTTGGTATCGTGGATCACGAAACCGCAAAAAACAAAGAATACCAAACGCTGAAGAAGCGTATTGCTACGGCTCAAGGCGGTGACAAAAAAGCTGCATTGGAAAGTATGGCCGATATCTTGCAGGGGTCTGCAATTGGTGGACTCGTGCAGGATCGTCAAGCCCTGATGGCGCTGGTTGGTTACATGAACAACCGGGAATATGTAAAAAAAATCGAGGCTGCGCTGCCGGGAGCAAAAGGCACCGGACAGACGAACTTCGACATGATTGCTAGCACCGCCGACTTCAAAACCGAACAAGGCAAGAACGAAAAGGCGATCGCCGAGCAACGGCTGTTTACCCCGCTCAATGAAGCCATTGGCGATGCTTCAGTCAAACTGACTGAATATGCCCAAAAATATCCAGATTTAACGAAATCTGTGGTTGGCGCGACTTATGCGATTGGTGCGCTCTCGACCGCCGCCGCCGGCAGCGCCCTGATGCGGCTGTTGACCGCAGGCGGGCCTGCTGCTGCGGCAGCAAGCGTCGCATCGCCAGGAGCCATAACTACGGTAGCAAGCCGCGTGGCAACCGCAGGAAGTATCTTGGCCGGCGGTTCATCGTTGGTGGCGGGCGGATTGATGCATGTCGCTAACTCAGGCGGTGAAGCCGAGGCTAAGCGTATGGGTATCGACCCCTCGAAGCGCCGGGAAATTCTTGAAGAACAGCAACGCGCTCGAGCGCGTGCGCAACAAGTCTCAGGCTTGGATGCATTCATTAATAAAGCCGTGGCAGAGGGACGGATGACACCGGAACTTGCAGCCAAAGCTCGCGATGTGAATGTGAAGGTTTCGGTTGAGTTAAAAAATCCGGAAGTGCTGGCTGCGAAGGTTAACCAGGCGAATAGCACCGCCGCGCGGAGGCAATAATGGCTTGGGAAGATAATCTGCAGGACTGCTGTGGTGTGGTGGCTAGATTGTCATAGTGAAGGAATGGGAAAGAAAAGCGGGAAGAGCCCGGATTTACTGGGATTAAGCGGGATGGCAGAGAAAAAACAAGACTAACCAGTTTTGCAAAAAAAAGGGCGCGGGCCAGCAGGTTTCGCGCCCTTTTTGTCATCCTTGCAAACCAGGAAACATCAGAAGGCCAGTCTGGATCATTCGCGGCAAGCTTGCCAACACTGGCGGGCGGAAGAATGTTTCTGCAGCTCCAACCGAGTGGATCGTTGGCAGCATCATGGAACACGGATTGAGATTCCCAGTAAGGCGCGCAATGGGTCTCTGGCTTGGCAGTCTCAACAAGCGCCAGTATTTGCTCCAACAGTTTGTCATCCTGGGACATGCGCTCGTTTAGTGAACTCACCTGTCCAGATATTACCGCGCCTACTCTTACTAGGCCAGCTTACGAATAAAGTCCGCCAGCTTTTCCTTGTCGAGCTCCTTCTCACGCTCGAAGTATCTATATAACAGCTGGATCAGCAGGTACTTCTTGTCTAGATCCATCACCAGCTTGCTAGTCATCAACCACTGATCTACGGCACGGCCGATCTCCAGCATCCGCTGTTCGCGCACCAGGTCGAGATGCACAACATTATTGGACTTAGGCACCTTGGGAGGGGCTTCTTGCCCAGCCAGATACCGCTCAGGGATCTCATAAACCTTGTGGCGACCTCCCTGGCCAGACCTTTCTTCAAATAGCCACCCTTCACGATCAGCCCTTCGCTGCACATTTTCACGTGTGGCAGGGAGTCCATCCAGATGCATTGCAGCTATTTCAGCTGCCGAATAAAGCGTTCGATCCACATCACACCATAATGATTTATCTGTGATGGTTATCGTCACAGATAAAATCCTAGTAAAATCAAATAGTTATGTAATTTCTTTGCATTTGCATCTGTGATGCATGTTGCAATCATGAGTCATCATGATAAACTTGCCTCATCAACTTAATAAAACAAGGATGAAGCGATGACAAAAAAAGCCAACCCAAAGCAGGATTGGCATCGCGCTGACATCTTGGCCGCCTTAAAAAAAGCCGGTCTTTCGTTGCGCCAGCTCGGCATGGCCCACGGGTACAGCCCGACCTCATTAAATAACGTGCTTGATCGTCCGTGGCCCAAAGCCGAACGCCTCGTCGCCGAGGCGCTTGGCGTCACGCCGCAATCCATCTGGCCCAGCCGGTACCAGGAAAAGCCCAGCCCTGCCGAAGTGTTACGCGCACTGAGAAACACCGGACAGTTTAGCGGGTTAATTGGCACAGATAAATCATTCATGGCTGATTCGCAAAAGGTTGTCTAGCTGTCTTCAAGGTAGCCGGCGCAGTTATGACGCGACAGGGGCAAGTCGGAAATTTGTTTGGAAGGTACGAAAGATGGGCGAGACAAACCGGAAGCGGAATTGGAAAAAGGCACGGGCGAACAGCCTACAGCATGCGATGGAGATGTGCCTGGATCATGCGCGCGAGGTGCATCACCGTTCGGTGGAACGCGTGGCCGAGCTGATCGATGCCAACAAGTGGACCCTGTACAAATACGTGGCAGAGGGCACCATGCCGGCCAGCCGGATTCGCCCGTTTGAATTTGCCTGCGGT